TTCGCTATCAATATTATACCACAAAGGAGACAGAGAGTGAACAAGGCTAAGGCTATATTAAAGGATTTGAGAAATTTAGATTTGTACATCGCTAGCTTGATTAGACGTCGTGAAAAAATCGAAGCCTCCTTACTATCTAGTCCAAAGTGGACAGCGGATAAAGTTTCGGGCGGAGCGAAAAAGAAGCAGGATGATGTCTACGTTGAATTGATGGCAACAGCAGATGATATTGAAGCAAAGACTGTCGAAGCAATTAAAAAACAACGCGAACTACAGAGTATGATTGATGGTCTTAGTAATTCAGACTCTCAAACGGTACTCTCTATGGTCTATATAGATAAAATGAGCCCCTGGCAAGTAATGGATGCCCTTAATTGCAGTGAGTCCACCTATTACCGTATCCTACGTGTAGCAACAAGAGAACTTAACGAAATGACAGTAAATGACAGAGATTTGCAAAAAATACAGTAATTGACAGTGCATGACAGTTTCAACGTGCTATTATTATATCATCAAGAAATTGAGAGGTGCTGTAATTATGCGGCGCCTCTTTTGTTTGAGGTAACGATGAGAGCAGACAAGAGCGGAACGCATAGAGTAGCTTTTGAAAAGAATAAGAAGAGAATACTTAAGACTGCAACACATTGTGGAATATGTGGTCAGTTAGTTGATAAGAAATTAAAATATCCAAATCCAATGTGTGCAGTAATCGATCATGTGGTTCCATTAGCAAAAGGCGGTCATCCATCGTTAATTGAAAATCTGCAGTTGGCTCACATGTCTTGCAATAGAATTAAATCTGATAAGTTATTCGCAGATAATTCTAAAGCAGAACAAAAAACATTGGGAAATAGAAATCTTCCTCAGAGTCGCGATTGGTCACAGTTTATCTCTGTAAAATCTGAAGGGGGGTAGAACCCCACCAACTCGCTCGGCGGCCCTTCACGCCGTCACTGTACATTTTTTTTCGCGTTAGGATTAAGTGGTATAGGAGTTATCAAAAATGATAAAAAAATCATGTGCTTTTTGTGGACGAAGCTTCACGGCAGAATCAAAACGGGTTAAATATTGCAGTGATAAATGCCGTAAGGACGGGGCTAGAGACAAACAGCGTAAATTGATGAAACAAAAACGCGCTAACCTCAAAAAGCAAAAATCTAAAAAAGATAATCCTAACAACCAACCAGCCAAAAAACGTAAAAAAAAGAAAAATTTGCTGAAATACTATCAAGATTTTAAAACCAAGATTTTGGCCAATGAAGCTGAGTTTGGTTTTACTAGTCGGACCATTGTCGAAGGTGTGGAAGTCCACGAACCAGACTTTGAAGAGCAAGTGATAAATAAAATTAAGGAGCAATCAAAATGAGTTACAAAGGAATGAGTTATCTCCGGAAGAAGTTAGCTCTATATCAATTAGGAGTTAAGAAACGTTATAGGTTCTATGCTATGACAGATAGAGATAATACAAGAAGTTTTATCATCCCGGATAGCGTCAAAAGCATGTATGAGTCTGTTATCGGATGGACAGCACACAGTGTGGACGCCTTAGCAGACAGAATTATATTTCGTGAATTTACAAATGATGATTTTGAAGCGACTGAGATCTTCGCAGCTAATAACCCAGACATCTTTTTCGATACCGCCATCCAATCGGCTCTGATTGCTTCTTGCTGTTTTATTTACCTGGTACCTAATCAAAACGGCTTGCCCAAAATGCAAGTCATTGAAGCTAGTAAAGCTACTGGTGTTATTGACACAACAACATTTTTGCTAACCGAAGGATATGCTATCCTAGAAGTTGACGAAAATGATAACCCGCTATTAGAGGCATATTTTACCAAAGATGTGACATGGTATTACCCTAAAGGTGCAAATCCATACAGTATCTCCAATCCGACTGGTCAACCTTTATTAGTGCCAATTATTCACAGACCTGATGCGGTCCGTCCCTTTGGTCGCAGTCGAATTACTAGGGCAGGCATGTACAATCAGTTGGCAGCTAAGCGAACCCTAGAGCGTGCAGAAGTGACAGCAGAGTTTTACTCGTTCCCTCAAAAATATGTTTTGGGAACTAGTCAAGATGCTGACCCGATGGAGAAATGGAAAACGACAGTGTCGAGTCTCCTTGAAATTACAAAGGACGACGACGGAGATAGTCCTAATGTCGGTCAGTTTAACACTGCTAGCATGGCACCATTTATTGATCAGTTGCGAATGTATGCATCATTATTTGCCGGTGGAAGCGGTCTAACCATGGATGACCTTGGTTTTCCATCAGATAACCCATCATCGGTCGAAGCTATAAAGGCAGCGCATGAGAATTTGAGAGCTGCAGGTCGAAAAGCCCAACGCTCAATCGCATCTGGTCTGTTAAATGTAGCCTATGTGGCCGTTTGTTTACGGGATAGATACCAATACACCAGAGAGCAGTTTCTCAATACAAAAATCAAGTGGGAACCACTCTTTGAGGCGGATGCCAATATGTTGACCTTAATTGGCGATGGTGCTATCAAACTTAATCAAGCCTTACCTGGCTATATCAACGCCGAAACCATTCGTGATTTGACCGGGATTGAAGGAGATATGTCAGCCACTCCAAAGGTAGCGGAGGTGCTAGCAAATGAATGATGATATCCTACCTAGCTTGCTGAAAGAGGTTCAGGATAAGTTTGAGGTTGCTTATGGAAAAAGTGACATCATCAGCTCTGCTTTTGTCAAACTTAAAAATAAAAAGGCAACCTATGCCACAGCAAATGATTTTGCTCTTGAAGTTGGAGACATTTTGGCGGAGGCTCTCAGTTTATCTGTGACTGGCGATAAGTTGCCAGACGGTAAAATGTACTACAACATAGCAAATAGACTCTTGGCTGACACGCTAGGGCGGAATTTCGAGCTTGTTAGTGGTTATGCTGGTCAAGTTCAAAAGAATTTGAATAAGTCTGCTGAGATTGGTCTACAGGTGCAGGTACCTGAGATCAATCAGGACAGGATTGACGGTCTTGTCAATCGTTTGGCGAGTGAGGCTGTTTTTGATGATGTTGCTTGGTTGTTGCAAGAGCCGATTGTCAACTTTACGCAATCAATTGTTGACGACAGTATCAAAGTTAATGCTGAGTTTCATGAAAAAGCTGGTTTAAGACCGAAGATAGTTAGAACATCTGTCGGTAAGTGCTGCAAGTGGTGTCAGAGCATAGCCGGAAGTTATGACTACCCAAACGTTCCACATGATGTTTATCGTCGTCATCAAAATTGTAGATGTACTGTTAATTTCAAGCCTGGTGATGGAAGAAGACAAAATATCTGGACTAAAAAGGTTGTAAAACCTGTTGATAGTGCTATAATTGGGGTAAGGAAAAGCCTTAATTTAAAACCAGTTTATGATACTAGTCGTTACGCTCACAATATAGATGGAACCGTTAAGGTTAGCCGTACAGTTGAAAGACGAATACCGAATGATGTAAAACCATTTGAAGTGATTGATGTTATCAATACTAAAGGTGTTGCTAGTCGGACCTATATTGATGAATACGGTAGACGTGGCATGCGTATCGATACCTCTGACCATGGACAACCAAAATATCATCCAATGGGTGCTCATAAGCACATCATTGAATATGACGAAAATGGAAACTATTTAAGTGATGGAAAGCCGACTGTTTTATCTCAAAAGGATAGAAAGGAAAGCAGGGATATATTATGAAAAAAGAAGAAATTAAACAATACCTGGATGTAGATCTTGAATTTTATTATAATGGCCAAGGCGCTTGCTTTTTACCGAGTATTTGTGTAGTAGGTTATGACAACAAAGGACAACAGTTTGACAGCATTGACAAAGCAATGGACGCTAAGGTTTTCGATGGAAAAAGTTTAGTGGATATTTGGGACGAAGTATTGCCACAAGTATCTTAATAAATAATACTTTACAGCACCGCACCGTAGAGGTGCTTTTTTGTTGCAAAAAAAGAAAGGAGATGTGAATGTTACGTCACTACATTACCAAATACAAAGAAGGCGACCGCTACTATGCTGAAAGTTGGTTGCAACTCGAATTATTTGGCAAGGTCTGGTGTTTTAGCTGTAAAAAAATCGATGTCACGCTGAGATTTTAGGGGAGGTGGTCCGAAATCTTGACAGCAGGAAAGACTGCTCGAAATAACTTAAAAATACTTAAAACCGTGTCGAATTTGCGGCGGTTTTCGTTTTGTCCTGTCGCATGACGTTAAACTAGGCAATAACGATTGAAAGGATATGCAATGGTTACTAAGACGAAAACAAGGCTTGGCAATCAGCGTCCAACTCAATCGGTAACTTTACATTATGTTGAAAGTCTCGCACATGAAGCTATCGAGCTTTATCAAAAAACAGGTCGTAATTGTTACCCTTGGCAGGTTAATTTGCTTGAGAATATCATGGGAATTGATAACAATGGCCTTTGGGTGCATCAGAAGTACGGTTATGCTATTCCTCGGCGAAACGGAAAGACTGAGGATGTCTATATTCTTGAGCTGTGGGCATTACACCATGGATTAAGAATATTACACACTGCCCATAGAATCAGCACGTCCCACTCTTCATTTGAAGCTTTAAAAAAGTTATTGGAAGATATGGGATACGTGGAGGATGTTGATTTTGTCTCAAACAAGGCAAAAGGTCAGGAACGCATAGAGTTCAAATCAACTGGCTCCGTTATCCAGTACAGGACCCGGACCTCAAATGGAGGCCTTGGTGAAGGTTTCGACTTGCTGATTATTGACGAAGCTCAAGAATATACAGTCGAGCAAGAATCAGCACTGAAATATACGGTAACGGACAGTGACAATCCTATGACGGTCATGTGTGGAACACCCCCAACTATGGTTTCAACGGGGACTGTTTTTACCAATTTCCGGACAAAAGTTTTAGCTGGGAAAAGTGAATATTCTGGTTGGTCTGAATGGTCGGTCGAAGACATCAAAGATGTCAATGATATTGATTCATGGTATTTGACCAATCCATCTTTGGGTTATCACTTGACTGAGCGTAAAATAAAAGCCGAAATTGGGGATGACGAACTGGATCATAACATCCAGCGTTTAGGTTACTGGCCAAGCTTCAATCAAAAGTCTGCCATCTCAGAAAATGAGTGGAAGAGACTTAAAGTTGATGATGTGCCGGAATTATCAGGAAAGCTATTCGTTGGTATCAAGTATGGTCAAGATGGGTCAAACGTGTCTATGTCAATTGCGGCACGAACAATTGACAAGAAAATCTTTATTGAAGTTATTGACTGTCAATCCGTTCGAAATGGGATGCAATGGATAATCAACTTTTTGCAAACCGCAGACATTGAGAAGGTTGTGGTTGATGGAGCGAACGGGCAAACACTATTAGCAAACGAAATGAAAGATTTCAAACTTAGGGAGCCAATCATGCCGACAGTAAGTGAAATCATCACGGCCAACTCTGTATGGGAGCAAGCGATTGTCCAGGAGACATTGAGGCATGCGAACCAACCGTCATTGACTGAAGTAGTGACCAATTGTGATAAACGAAACATTGGCTCGAACGGGGGATTTGGTTACAAGTCCCTTTATGATGACCGAGACATCAGCTTAATGGATAGTGCTTTGCTTGCGCACTGGGTTTGTTACATGACAAAACCTAAAAGAAAGCAAAGAATCAGTTATTAAAGTTGCACTCATAAAATGGGTGCTTTTTTAATGCTCGAAATTTACCGAACGCACGGGAAAATGCGGAGAAAGGACGTTTATTATGTCAAATTTTAAACCTATTGAAACACAAGAGGAATTGGATCGTATTATTAGCGAGCGACTAGCGCGTCAAAAAGAAAAATATGCTGATTATGATCAGGTTAAAGCGCGTGTTTCAGAGTTGGAGAAAGAAAATGGTGTATTAAAATCTGCAGCTGAATCAAGCAAAGCAAACACTGCCGATTTTGAAAAGCAAATTGCAGAGCTACAAGGTCAAATAAAAAACTACGAAAGTAAAGACTTGCGACTACGTGTAGCGGTTGCTAAGGGCTTGCCGATTGAGCTCGCTGATCGTCTCGCCGGAGATGATGAGGAAGCCATCAAGGCAGATGCCGAACGTTTGGCTAGCTTCATGAAGCCGACAGAACCAACACCGCCAATGGCATCAACGGAGCCGAATGTTCCAAAAGATGTCAATAACAACCGTGAACTATTCAGAGGAATGGTTCAGAACCTAGGACTTGAAGATTAAAGGAGAAATATAAAATGGCAGAAGCACAATTGTCAAAAGGAACACTATTTGACGAAAAACTCGTCACAGAAGTTATCAGCAAAGTAAAAGGTCACTCGTCTATCGCTAAGCTATCACCGCAAAAGCCAATCCCATTTAATGGTCAAAAAGAGTTTACTTTTGATTTTGATTCGGACATCGATATCGTTGCAGAAAATGGAAAAAAATCGCATGGCGGCGTAACACTTGAACCAGTAACTATCGTCCCTCTAAAAGTTGAGTATGGGGCTCGTGTATCAGATGAGTTTCTATATGCCTCTGAAGAAGCAAAAATTGATATGCTGAGTGATTTTACGGACGGGTTCGCTAAGAAACTGGCTCGTGGTCTCGATATCATGAGTTTTCATGGAATCAATCCACGCACGAAACAAGCATCTGCAATCATTGGTGATAACTGCTTTGATAAAAAAGTTACACAAACTGTTAATTTCACTGAAAATGACCCTGATGGGAACATGGAAGATGCTGTGGGTCTGATTGACGGATCAGAACGTGATATCACAGGAGCAATCCTTGACCCGATCTTTACAACTGCACTTTCTAAATTAAAAAATGCTGAAGGTGGAAAACTTTATCCTGACCTAGCTTGGGGTGGTGTGCCAGATACCATCAACGGTTTGAAAGTTGATAAAAACCGTACTACTTCTTATAGCATGACTGATCCAAAAGACGTTGCCATTGTCGGTGACTTTGAAACGATGTTTAAGTGGGGGTACGCTAAAGAAGTCCCAATGGAAATCATTAAGTACGGTGACCCAGATAATACCGGACGCGATCTTAAAGGTTATAACCAAGTATATATCCGCTGTGAAGCGTACATTGGTTGGGGCATCATGGATGCAGATAGCTTTGCACGAATCGTGAAAGTTGGTGGCTAGTATGACTTTGTATACGAATACTAAAACTGGCGCAACAATTGAAGCAAATGGTGTTGTTTCAGGTGGAAACTGGGTACTTGCTTCGGAATTTGAAGAAGCTATTGAAAATTTGACTGTTCCACAGCTTAAGGAAAAACTTGATGAACTCGGCATTGAGTACAACAAGAAAGCACAAAAAGCAGAGCTCTTGGAATTGCTGGAAGCTGCTAAATCAGAAGAGGAGTAATCCATGGAACCATTCGCTACAATTGAAGACTTGTCCACATTGTGGCGGGAACTAAAACCGGCCGAAACCAAGAGAGCAGGGGCGCTTTTAAAAGTCGTTTCTGACTCTCTTAGGGTTGAGGCTGAGAAAGTAGGCAAAGACCTCGACAAGATGGTTGAAGCAAAGCCTTATTTCGCAACAGTGGTTAAGTCTGTGACTATTGATGTTGTCGCACGTACTCTTATGACTTCGACCGACCAGGAACCTATGACGCAGTATTCCGAGTCAGCCCTTGGCTACTCTGTCTCTGGGTCTTATCTGGTCCCTGGTGGAGGGCTCTTTATCAAAGACAGCGAGCTGAAGCGATTAGGGCTGAAGAAACAACGTTTTGGAGCGAGGGATATCTATGGGATTGATTAAGGGTATACCGATTATTTTGATTGACAAGCAGGTCATAGGAAAGGATTCGTTTGGTCATCCCAAGACTGCAGATGTTGAGATTGTAGTTGATAATGTTTTAATTGCGCCTGCAACAACCGAGGACATTACCAATCAAATCAATTTGACTGGTAAGAAAGTGGTCTATACTCTTGCGATTCCTAAAGGTGATCCTCACAACTGGACCGACAGGGAGGTTCGTTTTTTCGGTCAGCAGTGGCGAACGGTTGGAGAACCTTTGGAGGGGCTTGAGCATTTGATTCCACTCGAGTGGAATAAGAAGGTGCAGGTGGAACGGTATGTCTAAAATGCGTTTTAAATTAAATCGTGCTGGCGTACGTGAGTTGTTGAAATCGCCTGAGATGCAGGCAGTTTTAACGGACAAAGCCAATGGTATCCGTAATCGTGCTGGTGATGGATATGAGTCGGACATTTTTGTCGGTAAGACTCGTGCAAACGCCATGGTTTATGCGGATAGTATAAAAGCTAAGCGGGACAACAAGAAGCACAATACCTTACTAAAGGCGGTGAAGTCATGATTGAAGTAATCACATTGAACTTTTTGACCGAGCATCTTTCTGTGCCTGTCTATACGGAACATCAGAAGGAAATGCCTGAGCGTTTTGTGATTTTTGAAAAGACGAGAGGTGGTAAGAAGAATCATCTGAATCAGGCAACCTTAGCTATCCAATCGTACGGACCATCTTTGGCTGAGTCAGCGATGTTAAATGAAGAGGTCAAGCAAGCGATTGAAAAAATGGTGGAATTGCCGTCTATCAGCAGGGTTGAATTGAACTCGGACTATAATTTTACAGATACCGAAACCAAACGCTATCGCTATCAAGCGGTGGTTGATTTTATTTATTTTTGAAAAGGAGAAAATTAAATGACAGATGCAAAACTTGTGTCGTCAGCAAAGCCTGATATTGCTGGGGCGATTTCGTCAGCTCCAACAGGAACAAGCCTGCCGACTAATGCAACGGTCAAGCTGAATACAGCGTTTAAGAACCTTGGGTATATCTCAGAGGATGGTTTGACCAACGAGGATACTCGTGAATCGGAAGAGTTGAAAGCGTGGGGTGGTGATGTAGTGGACACTCCACAAACAGGAAAATCAGACAAATTTACCTATACGTTGCTTGAAGTCTTAAATGTGGATGTCTTGAAAGAGGTCTATGGCCCTGAAAATGTGAGTGGTGACCTGGCAACTGGAATTACAGTCAAAGTAAATTCACAAGAATTGCCTGTACATCCGTTGGTTGTTGACATGCTGCTGAAAAATGGTGCTAAGAAGCGTATTGTCATTCCGAACGCTAAGGTATTGGAAGTCGGAGAAATTACTTATGCTGACAGTGAGTTGGCTGGATATGAAACGACTATCCAAGCCTTGCCAGATAGCAAAGGCAATACACACTATGAGTACATTAAGGGAGCTAGCGAGTCAACAGGAACAAGCTCGCCATCGTCATCGTAAGGAGGTTTGAATGTTTGAAGTAAAAACTAGTACAGGTCTTGTGCTTAGCATTGACCAAGACCGTTTGGAAAACTATGAGCTTTTTGAGGCAATCGCTGCTGAAGAATCTGGAGACAGTGGTGCCATGATTCGGATTGTCAATTTATTACTCGGTGACGAAGCGAAGAAACTCAAGGACCATGTCCGTACAGAAAAAGGGCTGGTGCCAATTTCTGCTCTTGGTGCTGAAATTAAGGACATTTTCGAACAAGTCAAAGACTTAAAAAACTCGCAATCCTCGCCAGAATGATTGCGGTAGATGAGGATGCTCTTGTCTGTGATTTGGCTGAAACCTATGGCATATATGATTATCGACAGCTACCTATAAATCGGGTAGCTGTTTTTGCTTGTGGTTTAAGTGAGTCATCACGGATTAAGAAGGTCTTGTCTGGTCAGAAGGAAGACTTGGATACTCTGCTGCTTGCAGGTATCTATGATACGGTTCGCTTACTCTTTTGGGCTAAAACTAAGGACGGACAGGCCGGACGGAATCGTCCAAACTCTGTCGCCCAAGCCTTGGTAGGTTCGAAAGCGGAACGTGAAGAGAGGGTCTTTTCATCTGGTGAGGAGTTTGAACGTGCTATGCGTGCGCTAGAAATAGAGATTGGAGGTGAGGAGCATGGCGACTGATTTGGGTTCTGCTTATGTGCAGATAGTTCCGTCTGCTAAAGGCATTAGCGGGTCGATTTCAAAATTATTGGGTGGCGAAGTTGATAGCGCTGGTAGGTCAGCTGGGTCAAGTCTTGGCGCTTCACTCGTCTCTGCTTTAAGTGGCGCACTTGCGGCAGCAGGAATTGGGAAAATTATCGGTTCGGCTCTTGGAGCTGGTGCTGATTTGCAACAATCTTTTGGTGGTCTGGATACTATCTATGATGGTGCTCAAGAGTCTGCTAAGCAGTTTGCAAAAGAGGCCTACAAGGCTGGAATATCGGCAAACACCTACGCAGAGCAAGCTGTATCCATGGGTGCCAGTCTGAAACAAGCTCTTGGTGGTGATTCGACCAAGGCAATCAACATGGCAAACGTGGCTATCATGGACATGACGGACAATGCGGCTAAAATGGGTACCGATATCGGTATCATCCAACAGACCTATCAAAGTTTAGCCCGTGGCAACTATGCCATGCTAGATAATCTTAAACTCGGCTTTGGTGGCACAAAGGCTGAAATGGAGCGATTGTTGACGACTGCTGAGGGCTTGCCGTCTGCTATGGGGCGCAAGTTTGATATCAGCAACTATGCGGATGTTGTCGAAGCTATCCACCTTGTGCAAGAAAGCATGGGGATAGCTGGAGTTGCAGCTGCCGAAGCTCAGAATACTTATTCAGGGTCCTTAGCTGCTATGAAAGCGAGTTGGGAAAATACACTGGCAGGCTTGTCCTTGGGCGAGAATATAGCTCCGCAATTACAAGCCTTGGCAACGACGACTTCTAATTTCTTATTTGGAAATTTCTTTCCCATGGTTGGTAATATCTTCAAGGGTTTGCCGACAATGCTTGGGACTATTCTTGGAGACGGTTTAGGTAGAGTCTTTGGCGGAGAAGTGTCTGGGAAGGTCATGGGCGAGTTAAATAAGCTAAACGAAATCATCTTGACATTTTACGATATGACTTTTGGTTCCTTGAGCGAGAAAGACAATATCGATATGCTCGAAAAGGTTGGCTTTAGTAAAGAAACAGCTTCAAAGATTGTGTCTTTATCCAGTCAAATTGGGTCGGTCATTACGTCGTTTTATGACATGATTTTTGGGTCGTTGAGTGAGAAAGACAATATTGATTTTATGGCTCAAATGGGGGTCGATGAAGGTACTGCAACAACGATTGTCAATTTTGCAAATACAATTCGAACTGGCTTTGAGGGTGTTTGGTCTACTGTACAGACATTATTTGGACAAGTTCCTGGTTTCTTCTCTTCGATTATTGGAGCGATTGGACCAATCATAACGACTATCATGGATGGGATTTCAAAACTGGACTTTTCAGGTATCCAAACGTTGATAGAGTCTGTTTTGCCAGCAGTTCAAGCAGGTTTCCAGACCTTCATGAGCATTGTCAGTCCTGCCATTGATTCGGTCGTTCAATCGTTTGTGTCTATGTGGAATGCGGCACAGCCTTTGATAACCATTTTGAGCGGTGCTTTGATGCCTGTTTTTCAAATTCTGGGGTCATTCCTTGGAGGAGTCCTCAAAGGTGTCTTGTCGGGTGTGTCGTTTGCATTTGATGCTTTGAAAGTTGCTATTGAGTTCTTGACACCCGTAGTCGATTTTTTGGTACAGGCTTTGAATTTCGTTCAGCCTGTGCTGAGCACGATTGCTGAATGGATTGGTGTGGCTATCGGTATGTTTGGTAATCTGGGTACAGCTGGGCAAGGTTTGAGTGCCTTTATCAAGTCGGCTTGGACCAATATTCAATCAGCTATTCAGACGGCTGGGAATATCATCCGAACGGTCATTGACTGGATCAAGTTGGCTTTTTCTGGTGCTGGAAATGCTGTTGGTGTGCTTAAGAATGTCTTTTCCTTGGCTTGGATGGGTATTCAAGATGCCATTCAAGTTGCGAAAGGGGTCATTGATGGTGTTATCTCTGGCATCAAGGGTGCTTTTACAAGTTTTCAAAGCGTTGTATCTAGCGTCGGCGGTGCTGTCAATGGGGTTATCACTAATGTTATTTCTACCATTAGAGGAATTGCTAATATTGACCTTTCTGGGGCAGGTTCCGCCATCATGAATGGCTTCTTGGGTGGTTTGCAGTCTGCTTGGGAGGGTGTCAAGAGTTTCGTAGGCGGTATTGCTGGCTGGATTGCGGAAAACAAGGGTCCTATCTCATACGACCGTGTACTTTTGAAACCTGCTGGTCTTGCTATCATGCAAGGTTTAAACACCAACTTGCAAGTGGGATTCAAGGACGTCATGGGAACGGTATCCGGTATGGCTGGAGCAATTGCTAAGCCTTTTGAAAATCAATCTTTGGCCTATGATATGACGTCAAGTGCATCGGTGGATGTACGTCGAAACTTGCTGTCTTCTACTGGTGATTTGGCTGGAAATGATGGCGGAAATAGTTTAGCTACTCGTCTGGCGAACATCGAGCGATTCCTATCTGCTTTGGTGGATAAGGAGTTGGCAGTTTATCTGGACGGTGAGAAATTGGCTCAGAATAGTTACATGCATCAAGGAGCGATTATGGCAAGGGAGGGTATTTAATGAACTATATGATTATCAATGGCTTAGATACTTCGACCTTGGCAGATTGCCATGTTCTTGACTTTGGTAAAGCACAAACTTCAGTCGAGCGGTCTGAACAAGTCGAGGTCTTCGGTGCCAATGGTCAACTACATGTCAGCGAGGGTGCGTATGATGGCTACAACAGGACATTTATCATCACGCTACGACATTTGGCAGATGCTATGCGCTTGATTGAGGTTTTTCAGTCGGAAAATAATACAGTAGAATTCGGCTATCTGAGGGATAGCATTTTTTACTGTAATTTGGTATCTAGTAGCTACGTGCCACTTGGTCCACATCGTTGGAAGGTGGAAATTACGGTGTCCATGCATCCGTTTCGGTATGTTAAAAATCCAGCTGACGTCGTTTTGACCTCATCAGGTTCTGTGCAGAATCCAGGTACGGTCTATTCTGAACCTATCATCATCATAGAGGGTTCGGGACGGGTGACCTTGACCATTGGTCAGCAATTGATGGAGTTAGAACTAGATACTCGTGCGACCATCGATTGTCGGCATAAGCGACAAAATATCTATGACAAGAATGGTGCTGTAAAGAACACCATTCGCAAACGTGGTCCATTCTTTGAGATAGCTGTTGGAAGAAGCGGTATTGCAACAAGTGGAACTGTCTCAAAAATAACAATCAAAGGGAATTGGAGGTACAAGGTTTGATTTATCTAAAAGACGGTAATATCCCGCTTAATCTTGCTTACGATGATGACATCGTGCAGGAGGCCAATAGCACCTACCAACTTTCCTTTAAATTTCCGCTGACTGATGGGAAGTGGAATCTGCTTAGACGGGAAGTTTTTCTGCTGGCTGATGATCTACACGGTGAACAGGAATTTTTTATTTTTGAAGTAAAAAAAGCCAAAGGTCATGTGCAGGTCTATGCTAAGCAGGTCGCAACATTATTGAATTACTACTCTATCAACTCTATTTCGGTTGACAGGGTACCAGGGCAGACGGTTATGACTGCTTTGGCAGGTAGCGTTAAACGACCATGTCCATTTACGTTTTTTAGTGATATATTAGACCGTCATACGTTTAATGAGTCCAATGTATCTGTAATGGCTGCTTTGGCCAAGGATAAACACTCTATTGTCGGTCAGTGGGGTGGTGACTTGGTGCGTGACAAGTACCAGGTTAAATTGTTGAAAAATGGCGGCATTGAGAATGAGTCGCTATTTATGTATAAAAAGAATCTCAGTAGCTATGAAGAGTCTGAGAACATTAACAACTTAAAGACACGATTGCATCTCAAAAAGACGATCAAAGGACAGTCTGAGGGTGAGGCAGACCGTGTAATTGCAGTGACTGTGGATAGTCCGTTGATTGGGCAATATCGTCAAATCTACGAAGCAGATATTGAGGTCAATGACCAAGATGTGACAGATGTGGCTAGCTTAACTGCCTACGGGAAACGTTATTTCAGTTCAACACTTTGCGATTTGGTTGAAAATTCTATCAATCTGGATGTCAAAGGCAAGTCTGATGTATCTGTTAAGATGTTCGACATGGTAAGTGTATTCCACGAGCGATTCGATGTGGATTTGCGTTTGAAAATTTCTAGCTACCATTTCGGACCGATGTCTAAGCGATTGAAGTCAATTGGTTTTGGCAAGGTGTCGCAGTCATTTGGCTCGACAGTAGCGAGCATGGTCGCTGGCAGTGTTGATAAAGCAACTGGAAGATTGTCAGCATCCTTTGAACAGAAACTGCAGAAGGAAATTGACAATGCAAACCGCCATTTCGACGCTGAATTCGACAAGCGAGTTGAATCCATCAATGACGGTATCGAGCAAGCCCAAGCTGAGGCTGAGCGGTATGTTGACGCTATTAAACAGGAAATTGATACTGAAATCGCCCAAGTCAACCAATCCATGCAAGCACAATCCGAGGAACACGACAGACAGGTCGCAGACATCTTGTCCAAGACTCAATCTGTCGAATCACTTGCCAACCAGGCAAAGTCGGATGCTGCTAGTGCATTGGCTAGAGCTAACCAGGTAAAGACCGAGGCTATCGCAGATGCGAGAGCGCAGGTAGCGACAGTCAGTCAAGCCTTAAATACTGCTAAGTCTGAGCTACAGGCGGCAATCGCTAACGCTGACCAAAAGGCTAGAGATAGCCAAGCAAGTGCTACAGCTTTGCGAAACGACCTTAACTTGCAAGCGAGCAAGATTTTGGAACAAGCACGAGCGCAGACGGCATTGACTAGCCGTGTGACAACTGTCGAAACTCTGGCAGATGGTACGAGGTCAACAGTCGCAGAACTCTCTAAAACCGTTTCTAAGGCGACTGGAGACATCACTAGTGTTACCAGTCGGACTAAGACCGTAGAAGACACTCTGAGCCAAACGAGGACCCAATACGAGGCTCTGACGCAGACCGTCAACATGCAGACAGGGCAGATTGATAGTATTAATCGTAAGACTGCTGACTTGCAGAGCGGGATTGATGGCGTGACGGAGCGGTTTGAGAGTTTGAGGATAGAAGACAACCTTCTGCTCAATAGCTCTTTTAATCAAAACTTGAACCAATGGCGAGGAACTGGAGTGACTATAGTTGATGGTAAGGCACGAATTACAGGAGAACTTAATAAAACCAAGTACATTTACCAAAGTATCAAGTCTCAGACAGCTAATGACGATGTTAGCCAGGTATACATAGCATCAATCTCAGTTAAGGTCTCTAACTATGTGGATGGTCGTAGAAATCCATATCTTGCACTTTATATAGATGGCAGAAAGAACGACAGCACAAATACGTGGTTTGGTGGAACATATCGGACAGCCAATCGCTTAGATTCGGTCAATAATAGAGGAGTTGTGCAGTTTGCGACTACCTTTAGGATAAACGTACCTCGAAATCAGATAAAGTCTCTTGATTTCTATATCTATGCAAGGGATTTCACTGGGGAAGTGGAATTTGAAAAAGTATCACTCAGACGTGGAAATATTGATTTAGGCTGGCAAGCTTCTCCAGAAGACCTCCGCTCTGAAATCGCAAGTTATAAGCGTACAGCAGATGAAGCAAGCGCAGAGTTATCCCGTCAAATCCAAACAGTAGATGGAAAGGCAGTAGATGCTAAGACCTACGCTCAGCAGACAGCGACTGCAATCAATACTCGATTAGAGAGTCTAGAAACCTACAAAAATGAAGAAGGTACACGAGCCAACCAATATTTGACTGCCAGTCGAACCGAAACTGCCAAACAGTTATCTGCCGAACGTACCGCGATTGCTACTAACTACGTTGCCAAGTCTACCTATGACGAAAATGTCCGCGGAACAACGTTGAAACTCAATGATATTAAGACGACCGCTGACACTGCCAAGCAAAATCTAGCGACTTATCAAAATACAGTTGACCGCAAATTGACCGAGCTAATATCAACCACGCAGACGCTTGACGGGAAAATCAATACTGCAAGTGCAAAAATCACTCAAAATGCTAACGAAATAAGCAAACGTCTGACAAGTACACAAGTCGATAAAGCAATCACAGACAAAGGGTATCAGACTAAGAGTGATGTTGATAATAACATCACAGGTCGTGGGTATATCACTAATAGTGCATTGCAACCTTATGCATTATCAACGACTGTGCAGAATCTTGTGCAAGAGACAGCTGGTAGCTTTGAACGTCAGATTACAGAAACAAGAGGTCTGATACCGACGGAAGTCAATCAAAATCTTTTTGATGTTGTTTTTAGTGATTTAAGAGCAACTGGAGGTGCTAGCTTTGTACAATCTGATGATGGTTGGATTGAGGTTACGATTAAAAATAGGTGGTCTGGATTCCATTGGTATTACTCAGATGATATCAACCCGTCAAAAAAACAATATGTGGTCAGTTATGAAGCTTATTTGGTTGATACTGTTGCAGAAACAGCACGACTTGAATCAGACTTTGGCAGTCCAGACCAGTTGACACTCATCAACAAAACACCGAAGCGTTATACAGTTGTATTAAATAGACCTGCTAATATCTATAATTACATCAATTTTGTGTGTAATTCCTCAGAAACTGGTAAAAAATTTAGAATTCGAAATATTAAGCTTGAGGAAGGGATTGTTGCGACTCCTTACATTGCGCCATTCCCAACAACAGTATTGTTTAATGCTGTTAAAGACACCGTAGACGCTCATAAGCGGCTTATTGGCAATGGCGATAGCATATCGCAAGCAATCCAATCTGCAAACAAATTTGAGCGGTCTATTTCAAGCGGTGGTGACGTTTATCAAGCGATTGAGACGGCTAAAGGACTAGTCACAGAGGTGTCTGGTACTAACGGACTCAAGATACAAGTCAGTCAATTAGCTGGGTCTTGGGCAGTCCAAAACTTGACTAGTAGCGGTCAGATATTAAACCAAATTAACTTACTTGCCAATGGCACAAACAGGATTGACGGTCGATTGACGCACATCACAGGTCAAACTTTAATTGATAATGGCGTCATCATCAACGCAATGATTGGCAATTTAGATGCAGGGAAAATCAAGACAGGCACGCTTGATGCAGCACGCATTCGGGCTAACTCGATTGATGGCAGTAAGATAGTCTTTGACCAGGCGTTTTTAAATAAGATGACCGCTAACGAAGCTTTGTTTAAGCAGCTGTTTGCTCAAAGCGCATTTATCACAAGCGTCCAGGCAGTGGCTGTGTCAGCTAAACAGATTGCTGGCGGTATTGCTAAAGCACTCAACGGTGGTATGGATGTCAATTTCGACGAAAGTAAAATCAACTTTTACACAAACGTAGCTGCAATAAGACGTATCTATACTGGACACCCTACTCAATTTATAAAATTCGAAACCGAAGGGAATTACTCGCGAACAATCATCGGGAGTAACCGTAATGGAGGAGAAGTTTTTAATTCGGCAACATTTGCAGGGATTGTTGTAGAGAACACAAACAATATAAACACAGAAGACAATGTGAGGATTTATGGAGATAACACGCTATTAAGACATGCACAAGGCGATGTCGGTTGGAATATCAATTCTGTCACTCAACGTATAGTCCCTGCTAACATCAACGCAGAGTCCGAAATTTGGTCTAAGCACTTTGTGGCCCCAGATAAAAATTCGAAGCCTATCCGACTGGATACAGCAGTGGCAGCGTTATGGGACATCTGGAATCACATTATTTACAACAATTTTGAGTTTAACGAAGCACTTCGTACACACATAAAAGCTAGACGGGACAACTGGAAATTTGAATTAAATTTATAGGAGAATTTATGAATCAAGAACAAATCACACAAGCTCTACGCTTGACTAATAACGACCTCGTGACAAAGCTGTCAGAGGAAATGACGACTAAGAATCTGTTAGCTGTACAGCTGACAGAAGCGCAGCAGATTATCACACAACTGCAAGCAGAGATTACAGATTTGACTCAGCAACTGGACGAAGCTACTAAACCAGAAGAAATTATCGAAGGAGAATAATTATGACTCAAACTACAGACAACACATTGCTTAACTTGGAAGAAACAACACAACCATTTGACTTGGCAACAGCGCTCGTTTACATGAAGGAAAATGGCGAATTTATCCGTTGCAAGTCAGCAACTCAGGATTTTTACATGTACCGTGATGTGCAAAAACGTCCTGCAATTGTGAATGGTCGTCGCAAATTTGTGGATGTGGAAACTATCTGGGCCTTTAATCAGTGGGGCGGTACCGCTGCGACAATTAATATTGCTGACATGCTCAACGAAGAGTATTGGATCATGAAATTTGATGAAAACGGAAATCCAGATTGGACAGACCCAACAGCAGGAGCGGAGGCGTAGCCTATGCCAATCGAACACGCAGAAAGAATAGCCCAAAGTCAAGTTGCTTGGGCTATTTTGTTTATTTTATTATTCGGATTCGTCATCCGTTATCTGATTAAGACGTCAGACAAGCGAGAAGCTAAGCTCATGGATTTCCATGAGCAGGCCAAGGAAGAAAGTAACAAGCGGGAGGACCGCTTGATGAATCATCTTGAAAAGACTACCGCAGAAATGGGAGCCATGGCTCGTGAAATCGGTGGCTTAAAAGGTGAAGTGTCATTAATGAGTGACCGTATTGAAAAAATCGAAAAAGGAGAATAAGTATGAATCAACTTACAGAAATTATTATAGGGTCTGCTACTGGTATATTAGCTATCGTTGCTGGTATGATTGTCCATGAGGTCAAAAAGTATCTGATTGCCAAGGGTGGTAAGCGAGCGGTCGAAATTACAGAGATTCTGGCACGGAACGCTGTTAATGCAGTTGAACAAATCGCCAAGCTAGACCAGGACAAGCATGTAGACAAGCTAGACATGGCTAAACGTCGCGTAACAGGTCAGCTTGCTAAATACAACATCTATATGACTGATACACAGTTAGAGACCTTTATCGAGAGCGCAGTCAAGCAGATGAATGATGCGTGGAAAGGAGAAGCCTATGACAACAGTAAATGAAGCATTAAATAATGTAAGAGCTCAGGTTGGGTCCGGTGTGTCTGTTGGCAATGGTGAATGCTATGCTTTGGCCAGTTGGTATGAGCGCATGATTAGCCCGGATGCAACAGTCGGCCTTGGGGCTGGTGTTGGTTGGGTCAGTGGTGCCACTGGTGATACGATTTCAGCCAAGAATATTGGCTCATCATATAACTGGCAAGCTAACGGCTGGACCGTATCCACATCTGGGCCATTTCAAGCAGGTCAGATTGTGACATTAGGTGCAACATCAGGCAACCCCTATGGGCATGTGGTGATTGTAGAAGCGGTGGATGGTGACCGATTGACCATTCTGGAGCAAAACTACGGTGGCAAGCGGTACCCTACCCGCAACTACTATAGTGCTGCTAGCTACCGTCAACAGGTTGTGCATTACATCACACCGCCTGGAACGGTCACGCAGACAGCACCGACATCGGCAGGTGCCCGTACATACCGTGAGACAGGCACAATGAGCGTGACGGTAGATGCAATCAATATCCGTCGTGCTCCGAACACATCCGGTCAGATTGTTGCAACATACAAGCGTGGCGAATCATTTGACTATGACACAGTCATCATTGATACTAATGGTTATGTGTGGGTGTCGTATATCGGCAGCAGTGGCATCCGCAATTATGTAGCCACAGGAGCAACCAAAGATGGCAAGCGCTATGGTGATGCCTGGGGTACTTTTAAATAATAATTTTAGCCCTTAGGAAAAATCCTAGGGGCTTTTTTTCGTGCTCAAGATAATCTCAAGATAGCTCAAGATACAGTAGAATACAGATTTTTAGATATTATTTTCAATTTTTAAAAAAACAAAAGATTTTTTGCGAATTAATAGATTGGAGGATAAAAAAATGACAGAAGTACAAGTAATTTTCGAAGAAGCAATTGAAAACGGGTGGTTTGGCGAAATGGTAACGGTCGTTCGTCGTGATGGTGAAATATTCGATTTTGTCTTACCAGGCGAGTCAGTCAGACCTTGGGAAGTGGTAAGCGTGGAGAAGTTAGCGGATGTGATAGGGGAATTAAAGTTCTTGCCCCAAATCTGCCCCAAAAGTTTAAAAAAATGA